TATTCTGATTACAATAAAATGACATGGAATAAAGAAATTCTCGATAATCTTAAAAATTATATGGGGATTGACACTTTAATTAATAGTTCTGTTGTTATGTCTGAATCAAATTATCAAAAAATGAAAAATAATTAAGATGCAAAAATTAGTACCAATTACAAGATTAGGTAAGTTCTTTGGAGCCGAAGATTACTCTCTCGACATCGGGATGGGTGAGGAGTGGTTATTAGGTGATATGAACTTCACCATAGTATTGTATCGTATTGATAGGTATAAAACCAAAACTGATAGTGTTTACGGAGAGGTAACTGAGGATGGTATCCAATTTTTAGCTCCTGTTGAATTACAAGGTTTGGTTCAGATTATGACTCCCGCACATAAATTATTGGGTACTTCTAAAGTAGAACAACAAGAACCTGGTAATATGAAGTTTTCTATTTATCAGAAGACTCTTGATGATATGGGTGTTGAAATATTCCAAGGTGATTATATTGGATATTATGAAACAGAAGACAGAGTAAGATATTATGTGGTGTCTGATAACGGATATGTTAAGTCAGATAATAAACACACTTATGGTGGATACAAACCTTTCTATAGAAGTGTTGTTGCCACATATGTAAGTGAAAACGAATTTAGAGGAATATAATGAAAGTAATCATAACGGGGTCTCAGTTTGATTCTATCTTTATTGGTAAGAAAGTTATGGTGTACTATAATTTACATAAATACACTTTCTCGGTTAAATATGATAGTAAAGTAATATTACATGCTGACTATGTTAAATTAGGTGATGTTGAGTTTAGAGTTAGAAAAGGTGGAAACGAAAGGGTTCGACAACAAAAAAGTAAGAACGTACACGCGTTTGTTATCGGAAGATTATTAGACTATTGCAAATACCCTTGTGATAACATCCCAAACCCTTCATCAGATAAAATTGTAACTTATAATCCATATAAACACAACTCGTTTGTCTATAAAGATAGTAAAGAACCTGTTTATACAACCAAAGAAGTTGATATGATAAATTCACAAAATAAACTATTTGTAGTTAAATAATAATGCCATTACCAAAACAAGTTAAACCAACATTACCATTAGTACCTCAGAAGACGTTGTCTGCTCGTAGGGAGCAGTTGTTGGAGTATATTAATGAAGACGGAACTTATTTACCTAAGTCGGTATTACATGCCGATTTGGATAGAGGTATGTTGGATTTTGTGAAAGGTGATTTAGAAGTTATAACTGCAGGTAAAGTTGTACCTATGGTTGATATTATTATTACAACACAAAACTGGTCTCAATATGTTGAAACCGCATTATTTGTTGATTTAGATTACAACCCTTCTCCACCATTTATTACTGTGGTGAGAAGTCCTGAAGTAAAGTTTGGAACCAATCCTTCATTACAATATACAATTCCAAATAGAAAACAATTTTATTATGCCTCGGTTCCAACATGGAATGGTAATGAACAAGGTATGGATATCTACACGATACCTCAACCTGTACCAGTAGACATTACTTATAGCGTTAAAATTATTTGTAATAGAATGAGGGAACTTAACCAATTGAATAAAGTGGTTATGCAAAAATTCTCATCAAGACAAGCATATACGTTTATTAAGGGTCAATATGTTCCAATCATCATGAACAATATTTCTGATGAATCACAAATGAGTTTAGAGTCAAGAAAGTATTATGTTCAAAGTTATGACTTCACTATGTTAGGTTACTTAATTGATGAGGAAGAATTTGAGGTTAAACCCGCAATTGCTAGAGTTGCTCAGGTTATGGAACTTGATACTTCCACATTTAAAAGAAGAAAAAATAAATTTCCTGAAAATCCTGACGAATTTCTTTCTAACTTTTTATATGTTGTTGGAAACAATACTTTAAGTGATGTGGTGGCATATACTGCAAACTTAACTTGGGTTAACTCTTCAAATGTTGAGTCATATGATGTTTACATTAATGGGGATTATTTTGGAACTGATGTACAAAAAATTCAAATTACAACAAACGATGTTTTAAGGATACATGTGGTTAAAACCGATGGCACTCAAGAGGCAAGTATTAAGTTTGAAAATACCTTAGTTTAATCCTCTCCGTAGATATCTTTCTTTTCTTTACACTTTTCAAGTATCAAATTTTCCAAAAATTTATAAATCTTTATTCCATGTTTCTCACAGTACTTTTTTAGTATTTCGTGTGCCTTAGGGTCTATTTTAATGTTCTTGATTTCTTTCTTTGTTTTCATAGGTAGAAAAAAGGTAGAATTTATTCATACCGTTTACAAATACATATTCAAAAGTCAAGTTTTTTGTAGTAGTAATGAATATTTATGATTAAAATAAATCTGCAATAGAATTAATTAAATAATGGCAACACAAGTAAATCAAAAAGTTTTTGTATCACCTGGAGTATATACATCTGAAACGGACTTATCATTCGTGGCTCAGAGTGTAGGTGTTACGACCTTAGGTTTGGTAGGGGAAACACTTAGAGGACCTGCATTCGAACCTGTTTTTATAACTAACTATGACGAGTTCCAAGCATACTTTGGAGGAACCGAACCAACTAAATTTGTAAACACACAAATTCCAAAATATGAAGCGGCATATATAGCCAAGTCATACTTACAACAATCTAACCAATTGTTCGTAACTAGAGTATTAGGTTTATCGGGATATGATGCGGGACCATCTTGGAGTATTAGAGTTACTGCCAATGTTGACCCATTAACTATCGGTATCATCGCCCCAACAGGAGGTACGGTATTCAACACAACATTCACAGGTGCCACATCAGGTAGTACTATTGAGTTTGTTGGTGGAGCATTACCTAACGATGTTCAAGTTAATTTATACAACCAATACAGATTATCTGATGGTAGTACATCAACTTATAACGATGATTTCAATAGTAATTTAAGTAATATTATTGACACTCCATCTTTATCTGCAACAACAGTCGCGTTTTATGGTTCAATACCATCACCTGATTATTGGAATTTGGTTAGTCAATATTCAAACCAACTTAATGTTTTTGGTTCTGAATCTAACAATTTAGATACTAACGATTTAAGTTCAGATGCTAACGACCCTTGGTACTACGCAACATTTAGTAATGATGCAAACGTTAACAATAACTACACAGGATATTCGTTCTATTATAATGTGTCATCATTAACTGATAACAATGATGGTACTTTTACAGGTCAAATCACAGGTGAAGTATTTAGTTTCACAGGTACCGCTTATACTGAGTACAATAACATGGTTATAACAACATTACGTTCAAGAGGTATTTCGTTATATTCTAACGACGCAAATCTTGACCAACACGGACCTATTTATGAAGTTAGTAGTCTTACTGGCGTAACATTAGTTTCAACAGGAGAATATTCAGGTATAACAAATTCACCATACGAAGGTTTCTTACTTTCAGGTGTAACTAAAGACGGTGATAGTTTCTCATTTGAGACATCATTATCCGCGGCATCGCCTAAATTTATAACTAAAGTATTGGGTACTGATAACTTTGGAAAAACAAGAAATGAGGTTCCTTTATTTGTTGAGGAAATTTATCCGAGTTCATTATCATATGCTTACAACCAAGGATACATTAAAGGTATTAATCCTGAGTTAGTCGCTTTAGAAGATGCTAGAAGTGAAAACCCACAATCAATTGCATATAAAGTTGAAAGATACCAATCACCTGAAACACCTTATTTAGTATCTGAGTTAAGAGGTAATAAAGTTTATAAATTATTTAAATTCATTTCGATTTCTGATGGAAATGATGCAAACGTTGAGGTTAAAATATCTATTGCTAACTTATCATTCAATAACATGACGTTTGACGTACTTGTTAGAAATTTCTTTGATACGGATGCAAATCCTGTAGTTATTGAAAAATTCACTAACTGTAACATGGACCCTAACTCTAACAACTTCGTTGCTAAGAAAATTGGTTCATCAAACGGTGAATACGCATTAATCTCTAAGTTTGTCATGATTGAATTGTCAGATGAAGCACCGATTGATGCAATTCCTTGCGGATTTTACGGATACACTCAAAGAGAATATGAGTCAACGTCTAATGTTTCACCAGTACCTCAATTCAAAATTAAATACTATTTCCCTGGAGAGGTTGTTTATAACCCTCCATTTGGAACAACAGCAAATGCTACTGAATCTGCGGGAGACATTGTTAGAAGGTCTTACTTAGGGTTTTCAAGTCAATTTGGTATTGATGAATCATTCTTAAGTTACAAAGGTAAACAAAATCCACCAAATTGGGTTAATTCAGCATTACCTATTGACGGTCAGGCTTGGAATTACTTAAGTAAAGGTTTCCACATGGACTCAGGTGCTACTGTAGTTACAATCGCTAACTCATATCAAACAAGCGGTCAAACCGCATTTGAGTGTGGTGTTGCGGATTTCAGATTCGACCCTGAAACTCAAGAAAACCCATATTACTTTATCTACTCAAGAAAATACACATTATGTTTCGCAGGTGGATTTGACGGATGGGATGAATATAGAGAATTCAGAACTAATCAAGACAGATTCCAATTAGGAGCATCAGGTTACTTAGCAGGAGCTTCAGTTTCTACAAGATATCCTACAGCAACGGGAGAAGGTTTGTTTAAGAGAATTATTATAAACAATAATACTCAAGATTTTGCAAATACTGACTACTACGCTTACTTACTTGGTATTTTAACATTTGCAAATCCTGAAGCAACAAACATCAACGTGTTTGCGACTACAGCGATTGATTATGTTAACAACTCAAATCTTGTTGAAGAAGCTATCGATATGGTTCAATATCAAAGAGCTGACTCTGTGTATATCGCAACAACTCCTGACTACTTAATGTATACTCCAGATGGAACTAACTCTTTAGATATCATTTACCCACAAGAGGCAGTTGATAACTTAGATAACACAGGAATTGACTCAAACTATACAGCGACTTATTACCCATGGATTTTAGTAAGAGATACTGTGAACAATACACAAATCTACTTACCACCAACAGGTGAAGTTTGTAGAAACTTAGCATTAACAGATAATATCGCGTTCCCATGGTTCGCATCAGCGGGTTACACAAGAGGTCTTGTAAACTCTATCAAAGCACGAACTAAATTAACTCAAGAAGATAGAGATACGTTATATCAAGGTAGAATTAACCCTATCGCGACTTTCGCAGATGTGGGTACTGTAATTTGGGGTAACAAAACGTTACAAGTTGCTGACACAGCTCTTAACAGATTGAACGTAAGAAGATTATTACTTCAAGCTCGTAAGTTGATTTCAGCAGTGGCGGTAAGATTATTGTTCGAACAAAACGACCAAATCGTTAGACAACAATTCTTAGACAGTGTTAACCCAATCTTAGACTCAATCAGAAGAGACAGAGGTTTATACGACTTCCGCGTAACAGTTTCTTCAACACCTGAAGACTTAGATAGAAACACATTAGTAGGTAAAATCTACTTAAAACCGACAAAAGCGTTAGAATTTATTGACATAGAATTCTTCATTACTCCGACAGGAGCTTCGTTCGAGAATATTTAATAAAAAACAATGGGGGGAATAAATCCCCCCTTTAGCCAAATGAGAAAAAAATTAACAGAAGGATTTAAAGGTGAAGGTTCACCAGATATGAAATATTACGCGTTCGATTGGGATGATAATATTGTACATATGCCGACGAAGATTATTGTAAAAAGTGAAGACGGGGAGGAGATTGGAATGTCAACTGACGACTTTGCGGAACACAGACATCATTTAGGTAAAGAACCTTTCGAATATAAGGGTGAAACTATTGTAGGTTATGGAGATAAACCATTCAGAAATTTTAAAACTGAGGGTGATAAAGATTTTATAATTGATGCGATGAGGGCTAAGGAAGGTCCTGCGTTTGACGATTTTAGAGAAGCAATAAATAACGGGTCAATTTTTTCTATAATTACCGCGAGAGGACACAACCCAAACACTCTTAAACAAGCAGTTTATAATTACATTATAAATGATTATAATGGAATTAGTAAAGATGAGTTAGTTAAAAACCTTAAAAAATACAGAACGTTTGTAGATGAAGAAGATATGAGTGACGAAGAGTTAATTAAAACTTATTTAGACCTCAATAAATATCATCCAGTTTCGTTTGGAGATGAAGCGGGAGCAGTGAATCCTGAAGAAGCTAAGGTGGATGCTATGGAAGAATTCGTAACTTATATTAGAGAACTCGCATCTTCTTTAAATAAGAAAGCTTTTTTAAAGAATGATGTTAATAATAATTTTATTCCTAGTAAGCCTTCTATAGGTTTTTCAGACGATGACCCTAAGAATATAGAAGTAATGAAAAAACATTTTAAAAATAAACCAGATAATATAGTAAGAACTTATTCTACAACTGGAGGTACTAAAAAAGAAGTCTAGTTAAAGAATACCATTTTTAAAATTTTAAGTAAATAGAAAAATTTTTCAAATGGATATATTTATCGATATAAACATAGAAACAAAAATTAAAATAATATGGCTGATTTACTAATGAAAATGCCGATTCCTTATGAACCGAAAAGACAAAACCGATTCATTTTAAGGTTTCCATCAAGCTTAGGTATTAACGAATGGTTTGTAGAAAGTACTGCAAGACCTAAAATTAAAATCGCACCAACTGAGATACAATTTTTAAATACCTCAACCTATGTTGCTGGTAGATTTAATTGGGATGAAATACCTGTTAAATTTAGAGACCCGATTGGGCCTTCTGCATCACAAGCTCTTATGGAATGGGTTCGTTTACACGCCGAATCTGTAACAGGTCGTATGGGATATGCTGCTGGTTACAAAAAAGATATTGACCTTGAGATGTTAGACCCAACAGGAGTTGTAGTTGAAAAATGGATTCTATACGGCACATTCCTAACAAGTGTTGACTTTGGTTCATTGGCGTACAG